AAGATTAACTGGCGCGATGGCATTCCGAAGGACGAGAAGCTTGAAGCCGAGGTCTTCCAAATCCGCACCGGAAACAAGCCGACGATTGACGTCAGGTCCGCAATCAAGCGCATGGACGGCGTTGACGACGAAAAGGCTGACGAGGTTATCCGCCGAATTGACGATGATGAAACGCGTGTCAACGGCACAGTGGATTCATCGATATTTAACGGAGGAGGCGGAGGTGCTAACTAATGCCGGAAATCCCCGCGCCTAATTACGATTACAACGTCGCGGAAATCGTTAAGGCGTTTAAATCCGCGGTCGAAGCGATTCAGCGGGAGCTCGATAGTTTTGACGCCACCGATACCTCTCGCGCCAATACGCAGGCGGCGCTCGCAGAAATCGCGAAAATCCTCGCCTCACTGAACGCTGAATCCGCGAAATGGGTCGAGGAGAATATTCCGAAGGCCGCGCGTGACGGCGTAGTTCGCGCAATCGTATCGCTCGGCGTCGTTGATACCGTGGCCGAGGCGGAGAAAATCGCCAAGTTTAGCCGGGTCAACGCGAATATGGTCAAGGCCGTTATCGCCGACACGCAAGCGGATCTCCTCGCCGTCACGCAAAATATCGATCGCCGCACGAAGCAGGCCGTGAGAAAAGCGGTGGCAGACGCGCAACGAGCGAACATGGCAGCGGGAATCAACGGGCGGCGTACGATCAACCGGGATACGCTCGCGGGGATTCGGCGAGCGCTCGGTAGTGCCGCAGATACCGGAATTATTGACGCGGCAGGCCGTCGGTGGAAACCGGAAGTTTACGTCGATATGGTAACCAGAACAAAGTTACTCGCCGCTCATAAAGAGGCGTCAATTAACGAGGCGCTCGCACGTGACGTGATGTATGCGCGGATCTCGCGCCACGGTGCAGCGGATGGTTGCGGAAAGTGGGAGGGCAAAATCGTGAAGCTTGCGCCTGACGCTCCTGGCGATTATCCGTATGTTGGCGACTTGCCGCGAAACGAGATTTTCCACCCAAATTGTAAACACGTGCTTAGTCCGGTGAGGAATCCGGATAAATAACGAAGGAGGTAGCGTAATTGTCAACGATTAAGCAAACGATGAAAACAGCAATCGGGGCTGACCCGAATAACGCAAAGGCCATCGTAGACGAAGCGAATAACGGATTAAAAGCGGTGCCGGTCGAGCTCGTAACGAAGGCAGCGGACGATTCGACGTTTACGCAAGTCGGCGCGAGCAATCCGTTGCAGGTTGCAGGTAATGTGTCGCTAACGGGGAGAAATGTTGAAGAAGTAATGCTTTTTAATGCAATAGCATTTACGGATACAACCTATAAGACATCCGGTACTAAAGATATCTCGAAATACCGCGAGTTTTCCTTACTTTTTACAAACTCGCATGACCAAACGATTAATTTGACTTTTCAAATCGGCTCAACTTCTATAAATTCCATGAGTACTTCTATTTGGAACGGCACGATTTTCGCATCAAAATCTATTGCTATACCACCGGGTGGAGCAGGTCGATTTTATTTTAAAATGGACGACTTGGGGATCACGAGAATGCCTCAAAAAATTCTTTTTGTATTAACACCTGCCGCCGCTCCGACAACCGGATCGATAACGGGAGTATTAATGGGGGTGCCTAACTAATGCCAACCGAAACGCAACAAGCAGTCAATTGGGCTTTGCAGTACGAATACACAGACGAGTTTGGTTTTGTGCATAAAGCAAGCGAAGAAAATCACTTACTCGTTGATAAAGTGCGCGAATATTTCAACGAGAACAATGTCGAATATAGCACATTTTCATACGATGATTTGGTTCCGTACTTGGAAACTAACTAATTGTAATAAAAAATAATTTAAAGAACGATTGTTTTTCATATAACTGCTATAATTAATTTGCCAATAATTATATAGGGGTGTACGGTATTGAAAAGGCAAATCAAACATTTATTAGCAGTTATCTTCCCAAAAATTAAGAACATAAGAACAAGAACAACCGTTCTAAAGTTAATTTTGAGATTAGATGACCCTCTATTATCTACAGCCCGAGATCTAATGAAAAAACACTACAATATTGAGATCGGCAAACATAGTTACGGCTGCTTTAAACTTGATTATAGTGTTGAACCCGGAACAACAATAGGGTCTTTTTGTAGCGTTGCTCCTGGTGTGCGAATAGGAAGTATGAATCACCCATATCACTTCGTTACAACACACCCTTTTCTTTACGATAAATCATATGGTTTTGTTTCAGAAAACAAAGACGATGTTATTAGAGAAGGATCAAAATCGGTAACTTTAGAGGATGATGTATGGGTTGGATTAAACGCTATTGTATTGCCAGGCGTAACAATTGGAAAAGGAGCTATTGTAGGAGCTGGTTCTGTTGTAACAAAGGATGTTCCTCCGTATAGCATTGTAGGAGGAGTGCCGGCAAAAGTTATAAAGAAAAGGTTTAGCTCGGAGATAATAAAAGAACTTTTGGAAATTGATTGGACTAGTTGGGAAGAAGACAAAATCAAAAGTAAATTGGATTCGTTTTACAACATCGACGAATTCATAAATAAAAACCGTCACGGATAAGATAATGGGTCGATCTGACGCAAACGAAGTTCGTTAGCTTCACACGCATATCCCCGAAGGCACCGCTAACCCCGGTGTCTTTTTTCGTGTCCGAACGTTTATGACGTTAAACTGCAACGGAGATAATGCGCTACGCGGCGCTAAAACGCGGGAGGAATAACGATGTCAAACGAAAAATTTACGCTAGTTCTCGATTTGCAAACTTTCGCTGAGGAGCCGCCGGCCGACGAGCCGAAAGAGCCCGAGGAGCCGAAAGAACCGCCGAAGACATTTACGCAAGAGGAAATCGACCGAATCGTCGCCGAACGCTTGAGCCGCCAGGCCAAGAAATTCGCGGATTACGACGATTTGAAAGCGCAGCTTGCGGAATTACAAAAAGCGGAAGAGGAACGCAAGAAAGCGGAAATGACTGCACAGGAACGCTTGGAAGCGGAGAAGGCGGAAGCGCTGAAACGTGCGCAAGAAGCCGAAGAAGCACGCGAAAGAGCGCTGACTGCCGCAAATCAACGACTGATTAAGTCGGAGTTTAAGTTGCTCGCGAAAGAATCCGGAATCCGCGCTGACGCCCTCGAAGACGCGTTTAAGCTTGCGGATACCAGCAGCATTACCGTTGACGATGACGGAAATATCGTCGGCGCCAAAGACGTTGTAGACGCGCTTATCGCGTCGAAGCCGTATCTCGTCGAGGTTAAAAAGGAGCAGCCGAAACAAATCGGCGATCCGAACAGTCCGCCCAACGATAAGGCTCCGCAAAAAACGAAGGAGCAACTATTGAAAGAGGCCGCCGAAAAAGCGCGCCGAACCGGGCGAAGCGAAGACCTCGCGTACTACTCGAAATTGAAAGTCGAACTTGAAAAGAGCTGAGCGGCCTAACTGGGTCGCTTTTTAATGCACAAAAACTAAGGGGGAAATTTTAAATGATTTATGATTCCAGTCTTATCGGTAAGAAACAGTCGGTCGTCGACGAAATCCTGCTGCTGAACGCGTACCAAACGCCGCTGATTAACCTGATTGGCTTCGGTCAACCGGTTACCCAAACCACGCACCAATGGTTCGAAGACGAAATGTTCGCGGTTCAATCCACGGTAAATGGCGCTAAACTCGCCTCCGATACCGCGATTGTTGTCGCTGACGCCGAGCCGTTCCGTGCAAATCAAGTCGTTAAAATTGGCGACGAGTTGTTGCTCGTTACCGCTGTTAACGCTGGAACTAAAACGCTGACCGTTACGCGTGGCTACGCTGGCACCACGGCTGCCGCAATCGCAGACGGCGCGTCCGTTGACGTAATGTTCGTTGAAGGCACCGAAGGAGCCGACGCACGTGCCGCTCGTTACAAAGCACGCGTTGCCAAATCTAACTATACGCAAATTTTCGATGATACGGTCGAAGTTACCGGCACCGCCGAAAGTGTAACGCAATACGGCATTACCGATCTGTACCAAAACGAGAAAGTGAAGAAGCAACTCGAACTGGCGCTGCAACTCGAAAACGCCGCCATTAACGGTGTAGCGTACCAAAACGGGAACGTTCGCCAAATGAAGGGCATTCGGAACTGGATCGCGTCCAACGTTACTGACGCTTCCAACAACGCTCTGACTGCCGACATGATTAACGATTCCCTGCAAGATATCTTCGAAGCTGGCGGCTTCAAAACTGGCGGAAACTACAAAATCATCGTTCCGGCCAAGCAAAAGCGCGCCATCTCCGGGTTTAGCAATAGCCAAATTTACATTACTCAAGCCGAGAATGTCCGTGGCCAAAAAGTCGATATGTTCGTATCCGACTTCGGTCAATTCGAAATTACGCTGAACAACAACCTGAAACCTGACGAACTGTTTATCGTCGACATCAACCGCGTATCCCTGCGCCCGTTGAATGGCCGCGAGTTCTTCCATAAGTTCCTCGGCGACAAAGGCGACTATGTGCAAGGTATGCTGGTCGGCGAGTACACGCTGGAATTCCTGCAAGAAAAGGCGCACGCTCGCATTAAAAAGCTCGCCTAATAACGAATCGCGCCCGTAGCCGTTTGGTTGCGGGCCTTTTCTATACCGGAAGGAGTTGCTATAATGGCGCAATTTACGTCCCAATACGCAGGCTTTACGTTCTACGTGGACGGAAAGAGACGCAAGTTTTCTGGCGGTTACTACGCAACGGAAGATAAAGCGGAAATTGCCGTGCTCGATACGCTAGCGGACGCCGTGTGCGTTGACCCGCCGCAAGAATCGGAAGAAAAGCCGGAGGTACCCGCTAAGTCGAAGCGCGCAGCCTCCGCAAAATAACGGAGGTGAGCGCTAGATGGCGGTTTCGATTACGGACGCTGACGCATATATCTCGCTGAACTGTATCGACGTGGAGGACTGGACGGGAAGCGACGAGGCACGCAAACAACGAATATTAAACGTGGCCGGACGCACGCTTTCGGTAAAGTATTCGACACTCACGATACCGGACAACGCGGTTTATGAGTTCGCGAATGTATTGGCAACGGTTTTCAACGATACGAATCGCTTGCAGCAGCAAGGCGTTATACAGTTTTCGCTGCCTAACACGGCGACTTTCGGGTTTAAACCCGATCTGGTTACGCGGCCTGGCGAAGACCTCGCGAAGTTCATTCCGCAGTCTGCGCTCGACTTGATTAGCACTGAAAACGGCGGCGTGAAACTGAGCAAGCGTAGCGTCGGATGGACGGTGTTATAATGCCGATCATTCCGCTCAAGCAGAAAATCACCGTTAAGCGCGTGAAGACTGTTAATGATCCGATAAGCGACATGTACGACGGATGGGGCCGACCGATTCCCGGCGACGAAATCACGCTGGACGCGCGGGTAACGGAAGAAACGAAAGTAGTCACGAATCAAGCCGGCGAAGAAGCGGTAACCTCGCTGCGCATAATCCTCGATAAATTGGCGGATGTCTCGTATGACGACGTAATAACGTATACGAACGAAACGGGCGTGGCGGTCGCGAGAAAGCCCGTCAGAATCGAGATTAAGCGCATGTTGAGCGGCAAGCCGATTCTCACGGAGGTGTATTTGTGATGAAATCGTTAGAACTCGATATCTCGCGCTTTATCCATGCGATAGAAGACGCAGCGGAAACGGTGGCGGACGCAGCCAAGCGCGGAATGCACGACGCTCTCGACGAGTGGAAAGCGGAATCCGTTGACGTTGCGCCCATCGATAAAAGTACGTTGCGGCGGTCGATTCACGTCGGGGAAATTAGCGGTGATGGCGCGAACCTGACGGGCGAAGTCGTCGCTAACGCGATCGAGTCCAACAAGGGCCGGCGCTTCAATTACGCGTACTACCTGCACGAAGTCGCTCCGGGAAAAGGTATAAATACTCGGACGCCGGGCACTACGCTTAAATTCCTCGACCAGCCTGCGGAAAAACACGGCGATAAATGGCTCCGCAAAATTGAGGCCGAAATTGAATCGGAACTGAAACGGAAGGGGTGGTGACTTGTCGCTAATCACCGATATTACGTCCATCGAGGACTTCGTGAAATCCGCGTTTCCATCGGCGGCCACGTATAAGCAGGATGTGCCGCGCAAGCCCGCCCCGAATACGTTTGTGATTCGGTTTTTGAGCGATTCGCGGGAATTGGAAACCACGAAGACCTACCGGATAGACCGCGAGTACCAAGTGATCTATATCGGTACGGACGCTCCCGACGTGTTAACGCAAATGGACTCGCTGAGCAAAGCGCTGTATCAAACGAAATTAATCCCGCTAAATGACGACTCGCTGCGGTATATCCGCGTCGAGTCGTTTTCTATATCGCAGCCATTCCGCGAGGAAACCGCTGATTTATACGCCTGTATCGGCGTGCTATCGACGGAGATCCGCGAGGCTCGCGACCAAGCGACTTACGACAAGATTATGCATGTTTACAGTCGCATTACTCTCGAAATTTAAAGGGGGCCACTAAATGGCAGGCAGTTGGGACCCGTCGGCTTTGCCGATTGAACCGGGTCTATACATTAACTTTAAAGAAGCCGCAGCCGCGCAAATCAACGGTGGCGATCGTGGGACTGTCGCAATTCCGTTGCTGACGTACAGCGGCGGAACAGCGGCCGCCAAAACGATTTACACCGTTGAAACCGAAAAGGACGCGGTTGATCTCTTCGGCTCGGACAATATCCAATCGATTAAATTCGCGTTGAGTGGTGGCGCGAAGGAAGTTCTCGTTTACACCATGCCGGCCTCGCCCACAACCGCCGATTACGCGGATATGCGCGCGGCTTTCGACGCTTACGATTTCAACGTATTCGTATTCGACGGTGAGGCAAACGACACCGAGCAAGCGAATACCAAAACGTGGGTAGCGCAGAATCGCGATGACGGCAAGCACTTTATGGCGGTATTCGGCGGAGACTCGACCGATGACGCAGATCCGACGGCTGGCAATACGCGTTCGACCACGAATGCCGACGATTACATCGTTAACTTGATTACCGGCGTAGTCATCGATGGTACGTCGTATTCGTCCGCTCAATATTCGCCGTATATCGCTGGACTCATCGCAGGTACCGCGATTAACAAGTCGATTACTTTCGCCCAAGTTAGCGTGGCCGACGTGACGAAACGTTTGACGAATGCGCAGATTAAAGCAGCGCTTCAGGCGGGATCTCTCGTACTCGTCAACGATGGCTCGAAGGTCAAAGTCGAGCAGGGGCTGACGACGAACAAAACGAAAATCCGCACGATTCGCGCCCGTCAAGCGGTGTCTACGGACATCATGAAGACTGCGGCCGATTCGTACATCGGAAAAATCGATAACAACGAGGACGGCCAAGCGGCGCTCATCGCAGCGGTCAAGGTTTACCTCGAAACGCTCCAAGCCGAAAACGTGCTGACCGGTCCCGTTGTCGCGATCGATCCGCAATACCAATCGGTAGGCGATACCGTTTACCTGGCGATCTCCTACGTCGAAGTCGATTCGATGGAACGGATTTTCCTCACTATTAACGTTTAAGAAAGGGTGAACATAAATGCCGATCGATTCTAGGCGCGTCATCAAAGGCGAGTTCGGAGAAATCTGGAAGGACGGGGTTCACCTTTCGAATTTCTATTCCGCTGAGCTCACCGCAGATATCACATACGACGACGTTAAGCGTTCCGGTACGCGTACAACCGGAAACAAAGTCGGAACGATTAAATATTCCGGCACGATTACCGGTTATAAAATCACGTCGGAACTCGTTAAACAAATCGCGCAGGTTACCAACGACGCATACGGCGCTTTCGTCTGCGAACTTATCTTTAAGGTGGCGGACCCCGAAAACGGTGTAACGCAGCGCCTTCGCGTAAAAGGCGTACAGTTTACAAAAATCGATTACCTCAAGTTCGATCACGGCTCTATCGTGGAAGAGGAGTTACCCTTCGTTTGTGACGGGGTAGAGTGGATTACCGGTTAATGGTGGGAGGAGGCGCAATCCTCCTCTTTTTTATCTCTTTGATTTCGAAGATATCGGAGGTCATACGAATGTCCAACGTTAAAAATACAGACGATGTTTTGCGCGCGCTGCTTGATACGGAGTTGGTACCGGAAAAAGACGTTTATTTGCGTAGATTCGGTGTCAATTTTCGGATACGCGCCATTGACGGAAACCTGCTCGATCAGATCACGGAGGAATGCACATATCCGAAAAAAGGCGGCGGAAGCACGTTTGACAATAAAAAATTCAGCATGTCCGTCATTACGTACGGCTGCGTTAATCCGAATTGGTCGTCTCCGGAAATCCTCGCCAAGTTCGGACCTACGCCGATTGACGCGGTGCAAAAACGCTTGTTGGCCGGTGAGCTGAAGCTACTGTCCGACGAAATCCTCGGATTGTCCGGATTCGGAGAGGACGAGAACGCGGAGATTGACGAAGTAAAAAACTAATCCGCGGGGGCGGTGAGCCGTGGTTAATCGCGGAGATATTCCTGCGCACAGGGCGAATGCCTCACGAAATATACAGCGCCCCCAAAGGATCAAAACGTTTTATGTACGCGGCCATACTTGAACGACTTGAACGGGAAGGAGGTTAATCGTTGGCCTACGAATTAAAAGCGAAAATTACGCTACAGGATTTGATGTCGCCGAAATTACGCTCCGTTGAAGAGCGCCTAAAAAAGGCGGATAAGGTTGCGGAGGAACTGGCGAAAACGTTCGGAGTCGTCGAGCAAAAGTCGGAACTGGCGGCGTTTGCGCTGAGCATGGCGAGCGACAAGAGCGATAAATTTGCGTCGTCCAGCCGGAGGGTACGTAGTGAGAACGATAAAACACGCTCATCCTTCGATAAACTGCGCGGCTCTATACGCAAAACTGTCGAGGCTGTCCCCGGTAAACTCGGCGGCATGGTTAGCGGGGCTGTAGGCGGCATATTTGATTTCGCGAAGTATGCGGCTCTCGGCACAGCGGCGGCTGGCGGGGTGCTAACGGCACAAGCGATGAAGCTCTCGTCTGACGCGGAACAATCGATGATCGGCTTTACCACTATGCTCGGGAGCGCGGATAAAGCGTCGAAGTTTCTCGCCGATTTAACGGAATTTGCGAATACGACACCGTTCGAGCTCCCGCAATTAAGAGACTCGTCCAAGCGGTTGCTGGCGTTCGGATTCAGCGCTGAAAAAGTCCTCCCGATGTTGACAGCGGTCGGTAACGCAGCGTCCGGATTGGGACTCGGCCAGGACGGGATCGACCGGATCACGCTCGCTCTTGGCCAAATGCAGGCGAAAGCGAAAGTTAGCGGTGATGAGATTGAGTGTACAGTCTCGGCTATTGGCGACAGTAGCAAAAATAAACCTTGTGAACCATATTGCTCGTGGGTGTGGGCCGCTTAATTTGGCCTGCTAACGGTGGAACCCTAACGTAAAGACGAGGGCAATACCGTGCCAAGCCGGAATTATTCCGGAAGGTGTAACGACTATCCGAAAGGAGTAGGGCGGAAGTTGAGCTACCGTCCGAAGCGCAAGGGGCCTCACGCAGGCCATGATATAGTCTGTGCTCGTGGAAACACGGGGTTTCACGGTTACAACTCACGGAAGCCGGCATTCCAGCGTGGCAAATGCTCGCCGATAAGATGGGCGTTACGACAGCGCAAGTCATGAAGATGTCCGAAAAGGGCTTGATTCCCGCCGACAAAGCGATTAGCGCACTTATCGAAGGCATGAACAAGAAATTTCCCGATATGATGGAAAAGCAATCACACTCGCTACAAGGGCTCTGGTCGACGATGAAGGATACGTTTAATAACAAACTTCTCGTTCAGTGGGGCAACGGTATTGCCGCCGCGTTAAAGCCACGCTTCGAGCAGATCGTGAAGTGGATCGATACAAACGGTGACGCTATTGATCGTTGGGGTAAACGGATAGCGAGCGCTGCGCAAGGTGCCGCCGATTGGATTGCGAAGAAATTCGAGGGCGCTTTCACCTATGTTAAATCGCATTTTCTTAATAATCCCGACTTCACGCGTATTCCGGACATCGAGGGCAAAGTGCAGTTCATTATCGGCGACCTGATGGGTACGTTTAGGGCGTGGTACGCTTCGTCGGGGCAGTCGCTACTAACGGATATTGCAACGAACGTTACGTCTACGATCGCGGCCGGTATCAGCGCGTCATCCGGTCCGATAACAACCGCGGCCATCGATATCGGCAAGAGTATCGGTTCGGGGGTAGCGAAAGGTCTACAGCAAATGGTCGCAAGCCATCCGCTGTTA